GGACAAGACGCAGGTGTTTATACAAATACAGTTGATGTACCATATAGGTTTGTGCCTTGTATGGTATCGGGTTTAGCTTACTATCTCGCACAAAAATACAAACCAGAGTTTGTACAAAATTTAAAATTACTTTACGAAGATGAGTTTCAAAGAGCATTGACAGAGGATGGATCTTCATCAAGCACATACTTAACACCACAAACTTATTATCCGGGGACGTAAATGCCAAAATTTGCAACAGGTAAATATTCAAAAGCAATATCAGACAGAAGTGGTTTGGCTTTTCCATACACAGAGATGGTGTTTGAGTGGAATGGTTCTTTTGTGCACACATCAGAGTTTGAGGCAAAAGCACCACAAGTGCAACCAGGACCACATCCGGCTGATGCAGTGTCACTACAAAACGTTAGAACAGATAGAACAGAAACCGCAGTGCCACAATTACTAGGTGTGGATGCATTTAAGACAGGTTCATCTGGTTCTAGCACAATAACTGTTACAGAAAGAGCACATGGCAGATCATCAAGCGACACTGTTAGATTTAGAGATGTAGATAGTTTTGATGGTATAACAAAAACTAATTTAGAAAATTCATCTGGTTATTCTATAACTAAGGTTGATGCTGATAGTTATACTTTCAGTGTATCGACAGATACTGCAACAACTGGTAATATTAGAGGAGGAGGAGGCAGAGCCACAGCTGGCCCCGCTACCATAGAAAATTAATATGTCTTTTACTTTATCAACATTACGAACTGCAATTAGAGATTACACCGAGGTAGATGACACAGTTCTATCAGATAGTATTTTAGAGAGAATAATTTTAAATGCAGAGTCTAGAATATTTAGAACAGTTGATTCTGATGATACTAAGTTTTATGCAACTTCAGAGACCACGATTGGTAACAGATACATAACTGTGCCAACAGGGACTAGAATAATTAGATATGTTCAAATCACAGACAACAGCACCTCTGATCAAGAATTTTTAAAACACGTTGACTCTTCATTTATAGCCACTTATCACCCTGATCCAGATAACTCTAGCGACCGGGGTAAACCAAAATATTTTGCTAACTGGGATAATGATAACTGGGTGGTGGCACCAACTCCAGATGCTTCTTATGTATTGACAATGGCTTACATAAAACAGCCAACAACCATAACTACGTCAAATTCTACGACTACTGAAATATCAACAAAACAACCAGATTTACTGTTGTACGCATGTTTAGTTGAAACCTTTAAATTCTTGAAAGGTCCTGATAATATGATACAACTGTATGAGGCTTCTTACCAAGAGGCCATACAAACGTTTGCGGCCGAACAACAAGGTCGAAGACGCAGAGACGAGTACAGAGATGGTGTTCCTCGTCTACCTTTAAATTCACCAACACCGTAATAAGAGGAGAAAATATATGGCAAATGTTATACCTACATCTTTTAAGACAGAGCTTTTGTCTGGCACACATAATTTTGCAAGTGGTGGTAATAGTTTTAAGTTAGCGTTATACACAGATATATCTGGTCTAACTGCATCTACTACAGCTTTTACAACTACAAACCAAGTTAGTTCTTCTGGCACAAGTTATACATCTGGAGGTAACGCCTTATCTAGTCAGGCCGTTTCATCTGATGGAACAACTGCTACAGTTGATTTTGCAGATCTTACTTTTTCATCTGTGACTTTATCTGCTGTAGGCGCTATGATTTACAACGATACTAACAGTGATAAAATTTGTGTAGTTCTAGATTTTGGTGGCACGAAGACTGCAACTAACGGAGACTTTGTAGTACAGTTTCCAGCAGCCGATGCTAGTAATGCTATCATTAGACTTGCGTAAGGATAAATAATGGCACTAGTCTTAAACGATAGAGTTAGAGAAACCACAACTACAACCGGCACGGGCGCTGTTGCGCTTGGTGGTGCTGTATCTGGTTTTGAAACTTTTGCAGCAGGTATTGGTAACAGTAATACTGTTTACTATGCAATAGTTCACAGAACGGCAGCTGAGTTTGAAGTTGGTCTTGGTACACTAGACGGTGATAGTTCTGATCTAACAAGAACAACTGTTATCTCTAGTTCAAATAGTGACAGTGCTGTAAACTTTGCATCAGGCACAAAAGATGTATTTTGCACACTACCCGCAAGTAAAACTGTATTTGAAGATGCAAGTTCAGACGTAACACTACCAAACGATTTAATACTGGGATCAGACAGTGCAGTTCTTAAATTTGGTGCTGATTCTGATATTAACATTACTCACGTTCACAACACAGGGATTACAACAAATGCAGATTTTTCAGTTGGTGATGATCTAACAGTTGAAGGTGGTGTCATTGAACTTAAAAACACAGGTGCACAATCAGAGCTTAGATTATATTGTGAATCATCAAACGCACACTATGCAGCATTAAAAGCTCCAGCTCACTCTGATTTTTCTGGTAACACGGCATTAACTTTACCAGCAACAACAGACACAATAGCTGGTATTGCTGCAACACAAACTCTTACAAACAAGTCAATAGACTCTGACAACAACACTATTACAAACATTGTAAATGCAGATATTAAATCAAGCGCCGCGATTGCAGACTCAAAACTAGCTACTATATCTACAGCAGGTAAAGTCGCACTATCAGCTCTAGAGATTGATGGTGGCACAGACATTGGTGCAAACTTAGCAGACGCTGACCTGTTTATCGTAGACGATGGAGCAGGTGGCACTAACAGAAAACTAGCTGCATCAAGAATAGCAACTTATGTGGGCGCAAGTGCCGGAGCGTTTGCAATAGCAAACTTGGATATTGACGGTGGCACAGATATTGGAGCTGACCTGGTGGATGCTGACGAGATCATCGTAGATGATGGCGGTGGCGGCACAAACAGAAGATCTGATCTAGAAAGAGTTAAAAAATATATATTCTCTGCAGTATCAGGTGATGCTACAGCGAGTGACGCTGGGGCATTGACCATAGCAAATACATCTGTTGAAACAGCCATGATAGCAGCTGATGCTATAACAGAGGCTAAAATTGCAGATGATGCTGTTGAAAGCGAGCATATAAACGACAACGTAATTTCAGGGCAAACTGCTCTTACATCTGGACTTGCAACGACAGATGAGTTATTAATAAGTGATGGCGGAACAATTAAAAAAATGGACGTCAGCGTCATAACTGAGGTAACAGATTCCTCAGCTACGGCACTAGCTATCGCACTAGGATAAGGAGAAACAAATGGCTAATACATTTAAGGTCAAAACAAAAGCAGGCATAGGGACATCCATTACAACTGTGTATACAGTTCCAAGTTCTACAACCACGATTGTTCTAGGCCTAATCGTCGGTAACGTCACAGGCTCTGCTGTGAACGCAACAGTGCACGTAGAATCCGACACATCAGATACAGAAACAAACGGCAACGTTGAGCTAGTAACAAATGCACCGATACCTGCAGGAGGTTCACTAGAAACTCTTGGAGGAGGCAAGTTAGTATTACAAACGACTGACATATTACGAGTGACATCAGACACGGCGTCATCTCTTGATGTTGCGTTATCAATAATGGAGATCACGTAAGATGGTTGCCACAATAAACACACCGGCTTTTGCAGTTACTAAATCTGCGGACCAAACAGTCAACGATTCTACTTTAACTACTGTAACTTTTGATACAGAAGACTTTGACACGGATGCTGCGTTTGCAAGTAATAAATTTACGTGTCCATCTGACAAACCAGGTATTTATTTATTTCAATGTGAATTATTTGTTGGCACATCAAATGATATGGACGAATGTTCTGTAGATTTATATAAAACACCAAGTGGTGGTTCTGCAGCTAATATAGCGTCAACTGATGTTTTTACAGTTCATGGTCAAGAGACTCGAGCTTATATGGCAAGAATATCTCATACAGAAAAAATGGCAGCAGGAGACACTATGGAAGTAAAAGTTTTTGCTGATATTACAAGTAGCGGCACATTAAATGTTAATCAAAGCAATGCAGATACTGATAACAGAACAAGATTTCACGGATTTAGATTGGCAGGATTATGAGTTATATAGGACAAGGATTACCAGCAGATGTTTTTTCGGGTTTTGTTACTGACACCTTTACAGGTGACGGTAGTGCAACAACATTTACATTATCAAAAGCTCCCTTTTCAGAGGACGGTTTAATAGTTGTTGTTGACAACGTAATACAACAACCAACAACAAACTTCACTGTATCAGGCACTACACTAACAATAGTGGGCACAGCAATATTATCTGGTATCAAAGGCTATGCTATACACACAAGCGGTGCAGTGCCAAGCACACTTGCATCAAAAGTAGATGTCAATGGATTATCTGATGGTATTATTCTCGATGCAGATGCCGATACAACAATAAGCGCGGACACTGATGATCAGATAGATATCAAGATTGCAGGAGCTGATGATTTTAGATTTTCAGCAAACGCAATGAATGTATTATCAGGCTCTACACTTACAATAGATTCAGGTGCAACAATAACAAACTCTGGTACAGCAACTGGCTTTACTGACAACACACCTGCTTTCCAAGCATTTTTAAATGCATCACAAACTGCAAACTCTGGTGCTGAAGCTGTTGTAATTTTTAACACAGAACAATTTGATACTGATTCTGCTTATGACACATCAAATGGTAAATTTACAGTTCCATCTGGTGAGGGAGGAAAGTATTATCTTTATACTCAACTTATGAGAAGTAATTTTAATGGTGGTAGATTTATAGTTAAAATAAATGTTGGTGGTACAGAAAAAGCATCTGCAGAAATGAGAAATAGTGACTCAGGAGGCACAAATTTTGATACAGTTCAACTAGGCACTACCTTAGTATTAAGTGCTAGTGATGAAGTAACAGTATCCTTCTATCAAAATGCTAGTGATGGTAGTGGTCCAAATGGAGATGGTACTGTGCCTAAATCATTTTTTATGGGTTTTAAAATAGGAGCATAATATGGCAAGTTTACCAACTAAAATAAAATTGTATTGTGAAGCAAACGGCAAAGAAGCTAAGTTTGATCCAGATATTGGCAACGTACATGTTAAAGATGATGGCGCAGGTGAATACATAAAAAGTTGGAATGTCGATGGTTTGGATAAACCCACAGACGAGCAACTAGCTAGTTATGAAACAGCTGGTAATACCGAACAAAAAAACAACGCTGTAAGAGTTACAAGAAAAGCAGCTTACGGTGATATTGGTGATCAGCTTGATGAGATATACAAAGACATTGATGCATGGAAAGCACGCGTTAAAAAAATTAAGGATGATAATCCGAAGGAGTAATAAATGAGCCAGACAAAAGTAGAAGCACCATTTGTAGAAGGCGGAGGCGGTACACCGTTTAAAAATAAATTTATTAACGGTGATTTTCAAGTACACCAAAGATTTGATGGGTCTGCTGTAACAGCCTCAACAGGCTACCAATCTTTTGATAGATGGAAAACAGTTGCAGCAAATACAAGTGCTGGCTGGACTATAGAAAAAGAAACTTTATCTGCAGCTGATTTAGCAACAACAGGACATAAACAAGCTATGGAAATAAAGTGCACCACAGCTGATACTTCAACTGGTGCAGCTGAATATAATGTCATGTTTTATGCTGTAGAGGCTAATACATTACAAGATTTAGATTATGGCACAAGTGCAGCCAAAAGTTTTACAGTTTCGTTTTGGGTAAGGTCTTATCAAACAGGAACATTTGTTTTAGGTTTAGCTAAAGAGGATGGCACAACTTATTACAATCGTATTGAATATACCATTAATGCAAGTAATACTTGGGAACATAAAACATTAGTATTTAGTCCAACAGCGGGAGATACTTCACTTATTACAGGTGCTAATGGGTATATTAACAATGATAATGGTAATGGTATAGGGTTTTATTTTGTTCTGAATGCTGGTTCAAATTTTCAGGTGGCAAATAATGTTTGGAACACTGGTGGTATTTCAACTTCAAACCAAACTAATTTATTCTCAAGCACAGATAATCACTGGTCTATAACTGGAGTACAAATGGAAGTGGGAGATCAAAAAACAGACTTTGAATATTTACCTTTTGATGTTCAGTTACAAAGATGTCAAAGATATTATTATAAAATGGGTCCAGGAGATTCTTTAGATTATTTTCCTTATGGTGTCGGGTCATGTGCTACAACTCAAGTATCTCAATGTCATGTCATGTTTCCCGTTAAAATGAGAACTGACACCACTTTGGAAACAACAGGAACGGCTATAAACTACACAATATATGAAGGTGGAAGTTTGCACCCTTGTGATGCAGTGCCTAGTAAAAGCACAGGACATGATTACGGAACAAGAGTTAATTTTAACAGAAATAGTAGTGCTGGTTTAAATGCTGGTAATGCTGCTGAATGTTTAGCAAATGGTGCAAGTGGTGGTGGTGGGGACACTTCTTTTTTAGCATTTACTGCGGAGTTATAATATGGAAATTAAAAACGCAAAATATAATAAACACGATATATCAGGTAAAAATATATCAATAAATTGTCAAATAGGTGACAGATTTTGTTCTGTTCCAATTAATGAAGAGAACACAGATTATCAAGAAATAAAAAAACAAGTTGATGCAGGAACACTTACAATAGAGGAGGCCGATTAATGCCATATATAGGAAGAGACTTACGAACAGGAGCATTCAGACAGCTTGATGACATCTCATCAGGTTTTGATGGTTCTGATACCACGCACACCATGCAGGTCAACTCGACCAATGTAAGCGTCGGTGATGTCAATCAAATACTTTTATCGCTCGGTGGTGTGATACAAAAGCCAGGCACAGACTTTACTGTATCAGGTAGCACACTAACATTTACAACAGCACCTGCTGCCAACA